TTCCGGTGTAGGTGTAGGCCGTGACGTCGGTACAGGCGTAGGTGTAGGTGTAGGTTCCGGTGTAGGTGTAGGCCGTGACGTCGGTACAGGCGTAGGTGTAGGTGTAGGTTCCGGTGTAGGTTCGTTAAGCACGGTGTCAACCGCATCAAGCGGGCTATTGTCAAAAACGTACCCTGCTCCTTCAGTATCCCCCGCTTTCGTAAGGTCAACTGACACATTCTTGTTCTGCCCGGCCTTTTCGTCAGCAATACGTGCGGTAGCGGTTTGGGTAGCGGTTTGGATAACTTTTCGCACTTCTTCAAGATCAATATCAGGGACACCAAGAGCATCTTTTGCTCCCGCCAAAACGATGTCCGCTGCGCTTTGGGTGCTAATTACGTCTCCGGCAGCAATTCGTCCAGACAGTACATCAGCAAGTTTTCCTATAAACACGTCCAACGCGGGGAGGCCGGTCTGCACCCCTGTAATAGTTCCGCCGGGAGTAGTGCCTATGACTGTAGAGGGGGTTCCGGCAATTGGTGGTGTACCCCATATAACCGTTCCCCCCGGAGCGTTGGGTTGTATAACTGCATATGAGGGCTTTGGCAACCCTAGCAGTTCAAACACTTTATCCATTGCCCCGCCAACAGCCCGTCCTGTCGCGTTGACGCCGCCCTGTATAACCTCAAGAAGCGTATCTTCGTCGGTAGGGGGTGTAGTTACCGGAGGGGGTGTAGGTGTAGGTGTAGGTGTAGGTGTAGGTGTAGGTGTAGGGGCAAGTTGAGAGTACGGGTCAAGGGCAGCCCCGCCAAATTGTCTCGACATGGCGGTGTTAGCAGTTAGAGAACCCAACCGGTTAGCAATTTGTTCTGCAGACTCGCTTGGGTAAGCCGAAGCCAATATGTTAAATATGTCTTGGTCAGACTGAAACGACCCGCTTGAGTCAAACGGTAAAGACATGCGGTCTTGGTCATATTCGGTTCCGAATGCTGGCATATCAGGGAAAGAATCACGATATCCCACGTAGCCCGTTTTAAGTGGCCCTACAGAGTTAATACCGTCAATGGTTGGGTCACTCATATTCTTCTCACTGATTCACTTGCGTTACGGTAAGGACGACGCTTGGTATCGCTGGTCTTATAAACGGAGAAGCTTGAGACGCTTGGGCAGCAAGGCTAACATCGATCCCACTAGACGCCCACACAAGTTCAAAGTAGTCCCCCGCCGACATAGAAATCACAAAGCTCCCCGCCGGGACAATACTCGTGCCGCTGCTAGCAATAGACACCAAGCTAGCCGAATTAGCCACATTCACGCCGTTTACCCGAGGCCATACACTTATAGTGCGTAGCGCCCCTGCCGTGCTCCCCAGCTGAATTGCAAACTGAAAGTTGTAAACCGCTGCGTTGGTGACGACTATACGGGATGTCGGTGAGCCTATAGCTACCCCAGAAGAAATACTGGTGGTGTTAAACGTGACTGTCTGTACTGTGTTGGCTGCCGCAATGACTTGGACTGTCGTGTCAGAGAAGGCGCCATAATAGACCACTAGCTCCGTTATAAGCGAGGATAGGGTGTTGTCTATCTGGTTAAAATACAGTCGTAGCACGCTGTTAAGGGAGTCTACATACCGTTGGTCATACACCTTCGTCGCAATGGGCAGTGCGGGTGCACGGAAGGGAGCTGCGTCAATTACCCTATTCATGGGCCTACCTCCTGCCGTCAGGTCTAAAGTCTAGCCGCTGATTCCCCAACTGCCATGTAACCCCTAACGCGGTAGATGCAAACTGCAGAGACATCTGCCTGCCCCGAACCCGAGTAAATATCTGACCCGTGAACTCCTCTATCGGAAGCACCGCTATCCGCGTAATTGTCCCACCATCATCGCCGCCAACAGAAGCCGGAGTAGTGTAGCCCGACCCAGAGTTTTGCAGGGGGAGCAGAGACAAAATGCCAGCGGGGGAAACCGCCGTAGAATTTGTAAACGTAATGTCAGGAAGAACGCGTGAAACAAACGCAAACGTATGTCCGTCATCCAAATCAAACTGAGCCGATGTTATGGACGCGGGAAGGGCTACGGCGGGGCTTGTAACACCATCGTCTACGCCGTTCTCGTGTTCTACGAGGTTGTTGCTGTAAGTTGCGGCTGTGGGGAAGTTACGCGCCGTAGAGTCTACCCACGCGGTACGCGCCATGCTGCCGTAATACCAGATGTCATTTGCGTAGTTGTAAACCACGTAGCTATCTATTGCTGTTTCTCCCGCACTACAGTACCACCACCATACCTCGTCAAAGGCTTCGTTGGTGCCAGCAACCACTTGGAACTCTTGATCGTGGTTAAAGTCAGAGAACACATACCGCCGCACGTCGCAACGCAGCGTTTGCACGCTACCATCGTACTTGTAGAACTTATCCACACCCATCCAGTAAACAGTGCCGCTGGCATAAGCAACGGCGTTAGGGCCCGACACTGAGATGTTGTCACCCATCAACTGCGCTGTCCAAGCCTCGGGAGCCCCTACGTACTGTATTGAATACAGAGCATTGTTCGTCCACGTCAGTACTTCTTGGCGAGCTTGTATAACTGCTACTATTTCGGACCCGCTTGAGAGCCGAAGACTGCCCGCTTGGTTTGTAGCCGTTGGGGTCCAGTCGACAACATCTTCTTGATCTGACCATCGGATAAGCATGGGGTCGAGATCAGTGTCGCCTATCTCGTTGCAACCAAAACAAAACACAAACCGATTAATGTCTGATACTAGAATTTGATTAACTATCACGGGCACATCAGAAGCCCCTACCATACCCGTAACTAGCACCCCTCGGGTAGACGTGGTGCCGGTAGCATCCCAGTAGCATAGCGAGCCGCCGCGCGGTGCAAACACGAGGTCTTCCCCGAAGTTAGACTGGCTCCACAACTGCATTGAAGAAGTTGCCGAACCGCCGATACCCCACTCTCCAAGACCCCAGCCCCCTGCACCCCACCCAAGACCGGGGATAACAAAAATGGTTCCGGTATTAAGTTGGTATGCGGCTACAACCGCAGCTCCACCCCCCGCCGCTACAGTGGCGTTAGCTGCAGAAGCCGCCGTGATGGTGTAAGTGTTGTTAGATACTATTGTTATACTGAACTCGCTATTGAGGTTTAAACCAGCAACAACCGCAGCTCCACTAAACGTAACGAAATCCCCTGTCTTGGAGCCGTTTGCGGCGTCAGTAACAGTGACTGTAGTAGAGGCATTCACGGTAGCAAACGGGTTGTTCAGTGTAACTGTGCGGCGGATAGGGGTGACGTCGTAGAATACAGTACCGCGCTCAATGTAAAACTTTAAGTTAGTCCCTACACCCAGCAAGTTTTGACTAGACAGTGTTACCCAGTTAAACAGCGAGCGGCATACGCCTAAGAAAGTATTGGAAGATTGTCTTTTCCACCCTCCTATTTTCTCGGGGATTCCTTGGGCAAAGCGCACGTTATTGCATTCATACCACCCACCCTCGGATGAGTACCGGGTGCCTTCTCGGTTTATACCGGGTTTTATGACAACTTTTTTTAGCATGGCAAACCCTCAAGCACTCTGGCACTCAGCCTAGGACCGGCTTACTACTTGGTTTTTCCACCTGCAGCGTAGCCTTTTTTCATCATGCCGCCAGCTGCCATCTTGCCTTTGCCGTCTGCTGCGAACGCAGGAACCTGCTTGCCACCTTTTGTGACCATCGCCATGCCGCCGGTTTTCATGCCTTTCATATCCGAGTTTTTCATCGTGGTGCCATCGGACATCTTGTGCGTACCTTTTGCAGTCGCACCGCCTGCAGCCATGCCTTTCTTAGCCATTCCGCCCGCTGCCATCATTTTAGCTTTCATCGTCGCTCTCCGCATACAAGTTGTTAAAGGTTACATCGGGGTCTAAATACGAATCGTCCTGCTCGGCGCAGTGTATCCACTGACTCGGTTTAAAGTCCGGTGCGCCTTCACCTGTTACCCAGTAAGCTGGGCTAGTGACACGGACTCTGTTGTTCGGCAATGCTACGATATTTCCCGTCCACTTGCCAGCATCGGTCAGGATGAGGACGTGGGTCTGCTTGTGCTGCGCCGGGTCTTCGGCCACGTCGCTCTCGGCGTAATCCACCGTAAACAGGTAGCGGCCCTTGAAGAACTGATTGTCTATCTTGCATAGCCACTGGGACGGTTTAGCCCGGTCAAGAGAGATAATGCTGTGGTGGTAAGAACTGCAATCCCACGGCTGCACAAAGTGCGTTTCCATCCTTTCCGGCCACTCTTCTAGTGGTATGTCACCCACCAACGCTGTAATCGGCATACGTGCCCACATTGCGCCGCCGTGGACGTTGGGCTGGCTACCGTCGTCGGCTTCGCACCCGGTAAAGATCAGCTGGAACGACAGACATCTGTCAGGCATCGTGGTCACTGCAACAGCCAGCGCATGGACGTACTCGCCGTGGTAGTTCTGGTGGCCGTTGGTAAACTCTTTTCTGACCCAGCATTTAAAATACGGAATGTTGCTTATAAGATACATCTAGCCCCCGGCTAAGAATAAAGTTCTTTCAGCTTCTCTGCGACGCACAAGACCCGGCAGGACTTTACCGCCACCCTTAGTCCACTTCAGGAACTCATCGGCTGCGCCATCGTAGTCACCGCGATTATACTTCATTCGGAGCGTTGAGGATTGCAGGTTGCCTAGTCCCACGTTGAAACTAAAGCTGACAAGCGCGTCAAACTGAGGCTGACTATCATCCCTAGCAGGACATAGTCGTGATACTCCATTCTCAAATCTCTGTAAATCCGCTTCAAGTAACGTATCAATTCCGTCATTGGCAAACACCCGATTGTGTTCAGTCCGCAGCGAGTACGCTGATCTCTCAGGAGTCTTTAACCGCGCCTGCTCTGGGTACAGCACGTGGCCGTAACCGACGGTGTAAAGCAACGCGGGGCATTTATAGGGCTGGTTGTGGCAGCCCTCAAAAGACTTAATAAGCTGGATGCCCGCTTCAGATATCTTCACTTTTTACTGAACGCCTGCGACCCAAACCAAAATGCAATAATGGCTGCGAGAATACTCATCTCGTCGTCGCTAAAAACCATGTCCATCGCCATCGCAAATGGCACACCTGTGCTGTAGGCGTACCAGATACCCGCTACATCCACGACCACCAGCAGCAGCACAAAGATGTACGTCACGATGGGGCGGACGCTGGCTCGCAGGTTAATTACCCACGTAGACGCACCTTCACCAATCTTCATGTCGTGTTTCCACACGGCCAACTTCTCTTGGGCCTGTGTCTGCATCTCAATCTGCTCGGTCTTGATCTCCTCAACCCGGGCTTGAGCAATGAAGCCTTCTTTAGCCAGTGCAATCTCACGCTGTTGCTGTGCCGCCATCAGAGCTAGTTCGTGCTTCTTATCGCCACGGTCTTGAACGAAGTCTAGAACTTTAGGCAGACCGCCCGAGGCAAAGCCCAGCAGAGTAGAGATCAAAGTCATCATTGTTTGTTACCTCAAGTTTTTAAATATGCCGACAACAAACGCGACGAGCGTTCCAGTCAGACCCGCGATAGCCGCAATCGTTGCGCTGTTCATAATGAAGTTTCGCATTTTGCGCCGCTGTGTCGCTTCAGTCGCGGTACGAGTTTCCTTGATCTTCATTCGATCCCGGATCATGTCTTTGTACGCATCAACGCCGTAACGGTAGACGATCAGCTCGCGCAGCTCTTTCTCTTGCTGCTCAATCTTTTTACGGCGCATCAGGTTCTGCATCGCTTCTTGCTCGACCGAGCCTTTGTACAGCAGCTTCTTAAATACCGGGGGGTTCTTGGCTTCTTCCTCGGCTGCCTTTACGTCCGCAACAGCACCAAACCAAGTACCCAGTTGGCCCCCCATGTCTTCAAGCTCACGGCCCATCTCAATGCCACGCTTGATCGCATTGTAAGCACCTGTGGCAATTGCAAAGGCGGAAACAGGATCAATCACCGCCGCCCCCGCCGCCAAGTTTTGCCCACGCACCAAGCATCAGCAAACCGAGCACGACCATCGTCCCTGCACGGGCAATGGTCTGCCAAACGACTTTCTTCATGCCGCGCCAATCGGTTATAAGACTACGCAAGTCGCGTACATCGTTGCCAGCATCATCGTCGTGCAAGCCGACTTCCTTAAGGACGGATTTCATCTCTTCTCGGACTATTTGGCGTAGGGCTATTTCGTCGATGAGCATGGTTTTACTCCGGTGCTGTTAAGGGATACTACCGCCAACGGGGTAAGCTGCGCCAAGCGGAGCCGAGGTTAAAACGGTAGCGCCCACAGGCACCACACCACCACCGGCAGGGGATTCGTTTATCGGGCCGAGACAGTCAGCAAGTGTCGCGCCGTTGATCTTGGTAGGCCGGATAACGCAAGGATAGCTCCACTGATTTGACATGCCGCCACTGCCCTCGGTTGTGACGAAGAGACGCGGGACTGCGTGAACCACTGCCCATGACGGCGCTTGGGGGTATTCCATTTCAAGTGAAAACAGAGACCACACAGTACGTTCGCCCTTGGGCGGGGCGCAGGAACCGATCAACGCGGCGTCCCCAACAGATTCGCCGGTCAGCACTGGGCATACGGATACACCCTCTTGGAATGTCACGCCGTTGATGACGATGGTCTTGCCGGTGGGGGTGGTTGAGCTGGCTGCACACAATGCGTACTGGCCTGAGCACGTAATCAGGGGGTCGGCTTGGACTGGCAGTACCATCAAGGTTAATGCAAAAAGTAGAAAGGGTTTCATTGCGACTCCTCGTTTATTACTTTGTGATATTGGCTAGTTTTGAGTTTGGCTCTAAGCTCTCAAACTCATGGAATATCTGAGGCTCCCAGTCAATTATGTCACCAGCGACTGCGGTCTTTTCCCAGCCCTTGCCACGCACTAAAAACGACCCTCTGCTTATCACGGTTATATGCGTATAAGTGGGGTCGTTTGCATGGTTGTGCATTGGCAGGATATCGCCCGCGTTCTCAAAGGTCTGAGACGTTAAGCGCAGATTGCCAAATTCCAGCACCTTAACTAATAACACTTGGAGCCGTCTGCTCTACTACCGGCTCTACAGCCTGCGACGAACTCCAGCTTCCATCAGCATTGAGAACGTCACCTGCCGCTACTGACTCTGGCGCTTCTACAAACTGAACAGCAATGGTTGGATAAAAACAGTCGACAATAGAAACGCCTTCTGGGGTGTCGTAAAGCTCAACAGCTACGGTGTTAACAACTCGTACATATCTCATATTAATACTCCACAATTACAAGACCCGCGCCGCCATACGCGCTTGTGCCGCCGCCACCGCCGGGAAAGCCGCCAATTCCGCCATACCCACCACCACCGCCATTCATGCCAGCTTGTTGGTAAGTACCACCTCCGCCAGTGCTAATAAAATCAAGACTGAACACCCCACTTGCAAACGAACTTGGTGCAGCCGCGCCGCCAACGGAAGTAGTAAACCCACCTGCTCCGGTAAACCCACTGCCCCCGCTGAAATTACTCGTACCATTACCGCCACCTGCATTTCCCGTACCCGCCATCGGCCCGCTGCTGCCACCCGTGCCGCCATTGCCAAAGAGTCCTGCTGCCCCGCCCCCTCCCCCTGCTAACCCAATGCCGCCGTTAAAGTTAATATCCCCGCCGGAGCCTGCGCCAACAGCGCCGCCAGTGTTGGCCCCGCCAGTAGACGAAACATAACTCCCAAATGACGATGTTCCCCCAGTTCCGCTACTTGCTCCAAACCCAGCAGTGACCGTGACTGTGGTTACCCCAATCAGGTTGTAGATGGCAAGCATGGAAAACCCGCCCCCGCTACCATAATTATATCCGCCACCCCCCCAGCATCGTACTCGCAGTGCTGAAATGCCCGCTGGGATGGTAAAGGTGTAAGTCCTTGCAGTAGTAGACGCGTGGTTGCCCGGAAATATAGCAACTGCGCCAGTACCAAATAAACCGGTGACTGGGTTAAACACCTGTGACTGAATTTGAGTAGCCATTACAAACCCCCTAATGTGACCGTTGTACCCGATACGCTTCCAGTGTTGCCACCAAATGGCCCGTATGTGCTAGTTGAGTAATTAAAAGACGCAGGTGTTGGAGACGCAGAATAGCCAGCGTTTAGTTTTGCTGTTCCTTTGGTTTGCACAAGGCCAGATGACCCTGCTGTTGCCGCAGTCAGTGCTACGCCGAGTAGAGAGTAGTTGGTCGCAGGCGTATAGTTTGTTGTCCCAGTAATATACGTAACGCCATTGGTGGCGGTGTAATTTGATACCTGCATATTAACAGGATAGCTAGACGAGTTGGGGAAGGAAACAAATATCCTGCCACTTCTGCCCCCAGAAGCGCACATAGCGGTGTAGCTTATAGCCGCGGTGTTATAAAGTGTTTGAGCGCTACCTTGTGTCCAAACGTACGAGTTGCTAGATTTGGTTGCCAAGATTAGTTTAACAACTGAATCTATGCCTGCATACACAAATCCAAAACCACCGGAGGCCAGTGCTATCGGCCAAAATGATTCAGTCGACACCCCGGAATTTACCGAGAAGTTTACGTTTTGGTTAACGCCCGCCACTACGGTAGTACACGTTATGGTTGTAGGGGCGAGGGCCTGACTAAACATAAAAATAGCGGCATCGGTTGATCCAATAATGGGGCATACTTTTATTTTTGAGCTGTATGTTCTGCTTGAATAGCCGAGACCCGAGGTTGAACTCACTTTTGTTCCAACACGGGCATTGTAGGTGGTTTGCCAGCAATTTAACCCTAAGGATATAGAAATCGCGCCGGTGCAAGGATCGACATCCCAATTTACAACTCCTATTTGCAAATAGGTTCCATTTTGAACTATTGAAACGCTATCCCACCCCGAGTTGCTTCCATAATAATTTGTGCCCGCGTCAATATTATCCTGCCATAGTAGGCTATTGCCAGAGCTGTAAACTGAAACGTAACCCTGATACGTGGTGTACTCAGAGCATACAGCTATTGCAAAACCGCCAGAGCTAGTTCCGCATACGGATTTGTTGTTGTTATTGGTTCCATACGCTGTACCAGACCGCACAGTAGTCGGCCCCGCGGTAATTGCATTTGAGCTATTAACTCTCACGTACTGCGGATAACTAGAAACTCCGGTGAATGCAACAACATACCCGCCGTCAGTTAGTCCTGCTACAGCCACGGTGTTTGTGTTGTTAAGGTTAGCCACCGCCGAGGCAGAAATAGTAACGGCGCTGCCTACTATCGTCCCTGTAGTGTCATAGATAGCAGCGGTTAAGGTGGTTGCCGCCGTAAAATACACACTAACGTAATTGCCCCCCTGTAGAGCCGCCACTACATTATTAGTGTAGGATGTGACCGCGTTAATAACCGCAGCAGCTACCAACGGCGTAGTAATTGTCCGTGTGGTTCCAGAATACAGCGTGGAGTCTATTAGCGGGCCTTGTGCGCTTATTTGCTGCCCTGTCAACCCCGATGAAATATAATCCGTGTAGGTAGTACCGCTTATTGCAACCGCCAAGTCTCCTAAACTGTTTGATGCCGCTTTGGGGAACCCTACTAAGTTCGCGCCGTATCGGTAGACGTAATCACCTGCGGTAAACCCCACTGATGTTGCTACCTCAATAGTGCTAATGGATTGGCTATCGCTTACCTGTCTGCTCATTTTATTACTCCTCGTAACCGTAGACATTCACGGTAAGGTTGGCCGTAGACCCAAACGCTACAACATTCTTTGCAGCTTGAGCCACCACCCCAGTTTTTTCAAACACGCCGAATCCGGGAATTACTGTGTTGTATTCTATGTATTCACTTGTCGCCGGAGTTCCCGTTGCCGCCAGCGCAAGCTGAAAAGACGCTGCTCCAGAATCTCGATTAGCAATTACCACGCTAAACGTAGCGATCTTTGTAGAGGGTACAGTATAAACCGTAGTGTTTGTAATCGCTGCAAGTGCCGCTTGCCCAAGTACTCCAGTAGCCATGATCTAGTCCTCAAAATCCTGCAAAAAAGTAAGCTTTGCCGTTACTAAAACCCGGTGCCGCATTAATACCTGCGCCCATTCCTGAGTGAACGGAACAGTAGTAGTACAACTGAACCGGGGCGTCTTGCTCCAACGTCACTTGTGTATAGGCACCCGAAGAACCGGGCGTTCCTGCTACGGTAACTCCAGTTGTAAATTCTACACCGCCACCGTGCGTACCATCAGACGTTAGACTCAACCGTAGAGGGTGCCCTGCGTTTGATGCGGCTGATTGGTCAAACCGATAAGTGACGGACGGTGCTAAACTAGCAACTTGCCGTAAAGTTCCGTCTAAAACAAACTGTCCCGAAACGGTGACTAAAATTTGAGAGAATCCCCCCGCACCTGCAACACTCGTCCACGTTGTGCCATTTGATGTCAGGACGTTACCTGACGTACTAGGCGCAACAAAAGTAGGAGTCGACGCGCCGTTGCCCAAGATGACGTTGTTGGCGGTTAGAGTCGTCAGGCTTGTGCCGCCGCTAGATACAGGCAACGCCGTGCCGGAAAGAGCAATTGCCAACGTGCCCGCCGCTGTTATCGGGCTACCTGAGACGCTCAAGAACGCGGGCACTGTCGCGGCTACGCTACTAACTGTACCGCCCGCAAGAGAGGGGGAAGACGCCCACGTTGTGCCGTTGGAGGTCAATACGTTACCAATAGCGCCCGGTGCAACCATTTGCGGGGCGGAAGCTCCATTACCCAGTAGCGCGTAGTTAGCGGTAAGAGTGGTTGCGCCAATACCGCCGCTTGTCACCGGCAATGCCGTGCCAGAAAGAGTAATTGCCAAAGTACCAGAAGTCGTGATCGGGCTGCCTGCAACGCTCAAGAACGTAGGGACTGTAGCCGCTACGCTGGTCACTGTTCCCGAAAAGGCGGGGGTTGTTGACGCCCATGTAGTTCCGTTACTTGTTAAAACATTACCTGACGTACTAGGCGCAACAAACGTAGGGGCGGATGCACCGTTGCCCAAGATGACATTGTTGGCGGTTAAGGTCGTCAGACTTGTACCGCCATTGGCTACAGGCAGGGTTCCCGTTAAGGTAGAAATCGACGGGCCTGCAAGGGCAACTGCAGCGCCAGCGCCTGCGCCATCAGTAACTATCATCGCCTTTGTGCCGGTGGCAATCGTAACGGTAGCACCAGAACCTTGCGCAATAATGATGCTCTGAGAGCCTGTGGTAGCGTTCTCAATGATCCAGACCTTAGACACCGTGTTCGGCCCAAGTGTAACGGTGCGCGTAGCGGTTAAGGCAACAGCGGAGGTGATCTTCAGATACAACGAGCGCGTACCGTCAGCCGTCGCATCCGGCATCGTAAAGGTTTCGTCGGCGTTAGCGGCCATGTTCTTAGTGCCAAGACTAAACGCGTCAGCGATAAGGGCGAGGTTAGTGTTAGTACTAACGCCCCAAACACCGTCTTCGTCCCCGGTGGCAATTTCTTTTAATCGGAGATCATTTACAAACGTGGCCATGGTTTATCCTCAAACTGTTATATCGACCCACACTGGAGTCTGCGTGTCATTTAGGTTCGCCCATCCGTCGATATAGATTATGCCCACTGCTCCGGTACCTGTTACCCCAGTAAGTACAACAGTCACTGCACCACCCCCTTACGCAATTAGAATAATGGCTGTTCCGGACGCAGCGGTGGGGAATTGTATTGTGAAGTTACCTGAGCTGACTTGCTGGTCCCCGTTAAAACTTATTACCGCGCATACCGCCCCAGCGTCGGTGCTGTTGTAAATAATTGCACCACACGTAGTAAACGTAGCCGATGTCAGCGTTGCGTCACTAAAGTCACACACAGCGGATGTCCCGCTTGCAACGGGCGTTATGCTAGTAAGAGTTACCCCCGGTCGGGTATACCCCCCTGCCGTTGGAAGCTCGTCTGACCCCAGTTGTGTATAGTTAGTGGTGGCGGCGCCATACGTGCCAGAACCAGAGGCCGTTGCTGTGAGCAGGGCGACTTTAAACACGTCCCCAGTGCTGGCAGTAAAGTTATGCGTGCCCTTCAACAGCTCTACTTTAAAGCTGGTTGGCATCGCGCTAGTTATACTAATTGGCATTTTAACCCCCCGTTTTCCGCTTTATTTGGCCATCGCGGTATGCGTCTCCGCGCAGTTTACCGTCACCAACTTGGATAAGCAAAGTAAGCGCCTGTACGTACAACTTTTCGTACAGCGCCACCATATCAGCTTCGCCCTTCTGGAACCGTATCGCCTCAACCAATGCACCATTAAGCAGCGCGGAGTCAAACTCCTCGCCAAGCCAAGTAGTACCCGCCGTAACAATCGACTCTGGGTAGTATGAGAAGTTAATCTCAGAACTATAACTAGCGTTAGGGGTTGGCCCAAGGATGAACGTATTCTGGTCAAACACCGCGTAGTATTTGGGTTTCGCTGTATCGGTGGGGCCGGGGTACGCCTCGCGTATGAAGTTGACGTCTTTGTTTATCAAAAACTCATAGTCGCCGCTAGCGTCAATTACGGCCAAAGAGTAGACGTACAACATCTCCGTTGGCATCGTAAGGTACTTGTTATTAAGGGTCATAGACCCCGTTTGGTTCTTACGAAACGCGGGCAGGTCTACTGTTGTGTAGATTTTTTGTTCGGCTTGTTGCGTAAACATGGCGAGCTGGTCTGCTGTGAAATTCTGTTCGCAGATGTCTTCTATGTTTGTCGTCAGTTCGCTGTAGTTCACAGATCACCCCTTACGCCATCGGCCCACGGGCCATTGTGCCTTTGGTTGCTGCGCCATTACCGCGAGTTACATACCCAGTGGTTTTTACCCCAGTGGACAGGTTTACGGTTTCAACTTTATACACTGAGGGTGTTGCGGGCATCACTACCACTTTAGGGCCATTGCCACTAGTCTTCATAACCTATCTCCTAAGATATCACTATTTTTACGTACCCTACGGT